TTGCCGCCATCACTCATTTTGCACCTGCTCTTGAATAGATACGAAATTGCGTTACTTCTAAAGAAACGCGCTTAGTTTTTGGAAAATCACTTAATGGGCTTGACTTAGCAGAGCCATCACTTTCGCGTGTTGAACGTGCTAGTGTTCCGTATTTCACGCCATTTGCTTTTGCGTTAGCTTCCTTGCGAATTGTTAGTAAGAACTCTGGCATATACGTTTTAACGTAATCAGGATGAAAAGCATTCAAAAGAAAATCCAATCTATACAGGAAGCAGCAAAAATCATTGCAAACAAAATATGGGTGTCAGTTATTTCAAACATCTGTTTCACCAATCATGCGTTTAGTGTTAAACAAGTCTTTATGTTCTGGGTGCTTGGCTTTCCACAATCTTGCGTAAAAAGCAATGTAATCATTACTGATTTTGAAATCTTCGCCAGTAGTAACAATAGATGTTTCCCATCTAATGCGATTGATGATTAACCAGTGGCTAATTTTTTTTCTGTTTCTACTGATTGCTTCAAGGGCAAACTTTTCAAAGTATTGCCAAACATGAGGGTTTGCTTTGTGCCATTCCCACCAAGCATCTTTTTTCTCTTGAAATGTTTTCATATAGGTTCCTATGAGAAGGGCCGAAGCCCTGTTAATTAAAACGGCATGTCGTCATCAATAAAGCCATCATTGCTTTGCTTTTTAGAGGCAAACTTTTGATCGCCATCTTTTGGTTCAAACAAGTAAGCCCAACCACCCCAACCACCCTCGACTAAAGGCACTTGGTCTAGCTTTAGCATTGGACCTTTCTTGGTATCAATGACGCTGCCAATTCGTTGATAGCGCACTTTCTCTTGTCCGTCTTTTTGGTATGTACCAGCGCGAACGGTTACTTCATAAATTGTTGCCATGTGTTTCTTTCAGTTTGTTAAGTTTTTTGATTTTTTCATCTAGTTCAGCCAAGAATTTGATGACTTCTTTCTCCAGCATTGCTCCATAAACAGGGTCGTACTCAACTCGTTTAATGAACAATTGAAGCTCTGAGGGCAGTCGTGGGTCAAAACTCACGAAATCACACCAATGTCTGCCAGTACAAATCATTTGCCAGTGCATTTGCGTGTTGTACTTACCTGGCACTTGCTGCGATAGCAAAGTATCAATGTGCGTGTTAGTGTTTGGGCATTTAATTTCCAACAAGCCAAACTTACCAACTAAGCCATCAGGTGACGCACCAGCCGCATCAATTGTTGGGTGGTTAATAAACCCCACCTCATCAACTAAAACGTCTGTAGCGGCCTCATACGCTGCTCTAGCTAATGGTTCTGTTTCTGTTCCCCAAGCCATTGCAGCACTGCTAAATCCAGCATCTTTTGTATTGGTAAGGCGTTCACATACAAGCTGTGCCATGTAGTTATCGCGGCTAGTGCTGTAGCCAGATTTTGTTTTAGCGATAACGTCTGCTACACGGCTTGCAGTTACTTTGCCAAGCCTAGCGGCAAACCATTCATCTGTGCCTTGTTCTATTTCAGTCATTTAATTTGTCCTGTGTAACGATTTGTGGATTGTCTGCGGCGTATTGCGTCATTAGAATTTTTAAGATTCTTGCTGCATGACCTACTGGTGTGCAGTTGTGTACCGCAAACGTTGCCGCTGCCATTAAGCAAGCCATTGCAGCTACGCCATCGTCATCAAAATCTGCAAAGTCAATTAACTCATTAGCTAATGCGGCGGCGTCTTCAAATTTGTCATCGCTAATCATTTCAGATTCGCTTTCTTTTCATCTTTAACTGCAATGATTTTTTTCTGCCAGTTAGCATCTGAACCACAGGCTTTGTATGCTGCTTGATAAGCTGTTTTTAATGTTGCTTCATCTATAGCATCTTGAATGGCTGTGATGTGGTCTGCCATGATTGAACTGTCAATTGTTGGCTTTTTACTTGCTGCATTACCGTCATCATCTTCTGGTGCAATACCGCAAGCTGCCATTAAACTGTAGCGCCGAGCATATGTAAGCGCTGAACCAAAGCCTTGAGCATCTTGCTTAGTAGCAGGTACAAACAACTTACCGCAGTTCAGCATTTCGCCTGATTCGTGAATAAACACAGTTTCTACGGTCACGCCGTGTTCAGATTCATGTAACTGCTGGATAAGTGCAATGCCGTTGTCGTTTAAACCATCCATAACAGCCTCGACACAAGCAGATAAGTCTGCATATCGACTGCGGAAATGTGGGTTGGTAGATGTTTTAAGAGCAGGACCAAATGCTTTTTGTGCTTTAACTAATGCGGTTGCAATGTTTCTCATACGTTTTTCTCCAGTTGTGTTAATTTCCAATTGATTGCATCAAGCCATATCAGCAATGAATCCATGATGCTTGTGTAGTCTTCTGTATATGGCAGGTTGATGTTGTTGCAAAAGTCACTAACAAATGCTGCAACTTTTTCTTCTTTTACAAAAGCTACGTTGTTTGTGTACGACTTAACAAATGCTGCTTGTTCTGCTGGTGACATTTTTAACCCCACAAGATGTGTGTAACAAAACCAGCGGCAAAGGCACAGGCTATGTAAACCCAAAACTCTGCTTGCTGTGCTGTGTCAGAACGATGGCCTTCCATCCATTCCCAACGTTGACGCTGTTGTTCTGCTTCATAAGTGTTGGGGAATGCTTCTTGCATAGTGCGTGGATATTTGCGTGTAGTCATGGTTTTACTCCTGATTGGCTTCGTAACGTTCAATGGCTAAATCAAGTTTTTGATTTGCTCTTTCCTGCTTGCAATGAAAAGCATATTCACGTTCAAGTGATTGAATCGTTGCATCTGAAAGCAGGTTGAAGATTTCTGCACCGTTGACATAGACATGCCACAAGTTCATTGTGTAGTCGTCAAAGTAGCATTCGAGGTTTGCATCTGAGTCGTCACGGTCATCTGCAAAAAACTGAGTAAGGTCTGTGTGTTTCATATTGATTCCTAAAGTACCGTTTGCGTTGCGCTGCGGGATGTTGAAATTATAACTCAGATTAACAGGGATTTCTCCCTGTTTTAAAAATATTTTTATGCAAGCAATAAAGATTCTGCTTCTGACTTCAGGCGGTTGCCATTGCCAAACCAAGCATTGCTGATACGGCTGTCAACATTGTGTCCTCGGTCATGGTCAATGTACTCTGTGACTGCGTTAAGCAATCCCCATTTAGTCCCCATCGTGCCTGTCATGCCATAACCAATGGCTTTGCCCTCAAACAATTCCATGACTTTTTTGTAGCCACGAGATTCTTGCCATTGCATTTGCTTTTCGCTGTAAACCTTAGGAAATAGCTTATCCATGAACTGCTGTAGTTCTTTGCTGGTCAATGATTCCCTAGCCAAATGACGATACTTATCCATCATCCCATCAAAGCCGCTAACCACAATGCCAAGTTTGTTTCGCATAAGTGCGGCATCAAACTTAGCGCCATGTGTAATTGAAAAACGGCTAGGTGATGCTTCGCTGTCTGCGGCTGACAAAGTGTTGTTACACACTACACGAATGCTTGTGAACTGGCCTATAGTGGCTGTAGAGCCATCAAATGATGTGGACAATAGCAGGTATGCCTTAACTGCATCATGGCCTAAAACACAAGCCTCTTTGTTCACATTAGCCAATGCCCAAATGCGTTTACCGGCTTTAATTGCGCCTGCTACTTCTAAGGTAAAGCCTGCTGACTGCATAAGCGTGTTAAAAAAGTCTAATACTTCCTCTGGCTGATGAATTTTGTAACGGTCTGTTACCACGCCAAGCGGGTGCTGTGTGTCATTGCGAAACACTACATTGCGACCCTGAACAATGTTGGGTGCTGCTGAACCTTGAGGCCAAAACATTGCTGGTGCAACTTCAGCGTGCCAATCTAAACCTGCTTCTTTGCGCCAAACTTCAATAGAAGCATCAGGTGTAAGTTCCTGACCAAGACCATGCCAAGGCTTTTTGTATGCGTAGGCGATTTCAGCTTTACCAGTGATTGCGTTGTTTTCGATTAAGTGAGCCATGATGTTTATCCTATTAAGCGTTAGCGAGTTGTTGAAATGTTGGGGTGTTCAGAAAACGTGCATCTAAATCACCTGCATCAATTTCTGTACCGT